TTAAATGGTAGGTTTGCTCTTGACAGGCGCTTCTGCTGACATCAAGGCGGCAGCTTCCACTTTTTCCCCATCAAACAAATAGTCACTCTTCACATTATCATTAGGATTTTCCATCGCAACAGCAGTAACTCCCAAGCCAATGTTTTTTTCGGCCATTGTTCCTTTGGCGATAACCGCAGCATTTGTAAAGACTACATAATTGCCTGTTTTTGTCTGCCCTACAATTCCCTTATTCATAATTCCCGGAGTATCTGATGCCGACCAGCCCGCATCCGTATCAACCTTTTCGCCACCTTGCAAATCAATCTTATCGTCAAATGTATATTCACCCATTGTGAATGTAATGGTTTTTGCCCCCTTTTGGGTTACATCACGATAATAGATATTACCCGAAAGTTCGTTGATGTAATCAGTGTAGGTTGGGTCATCCTCTGTGTACTGCCAAGTATCTTGGTGTGAGTTTTTAACTTGTGTGGCAGACTCAAGCCACGTCTTTAATGATGCTTTAGTTACGGCTTCAGTAAATACATCACCGTACCATATCTTTTTAATTCCGATAAATGGTTTCATAATCTTCTCAATTTATGTTTAATACTTCAAATAATAATTTTACATTAACAAAATGACAATTTAAATCTGTATCTTCCTCTATCCCATGGCTCTCAACAGAATATTGATACCATGAACCCTTATAATATCCTACGGAATCCAAAGTCTCAACAGCCAACTGCTCAAGTTCGTTAAGCCTTTTGAGATTGGCATTCTGCTTATAATCCGGGACACAGAAATTAACTTCAATAAATCCTCTGTTCCAATAGGTATCAGATGTTTGGCGCTTAGAAAGAACAACAACGCGCTCCGTATCTACTTTCTTTTTAGGGAAAGACCAGCTACGATATAAAGGCAGACCAAAAGATTTGCAATCATTATATACTATGATACCGGCATCTGATGATGTAATCATATCCAAACCTCCGAATAATTAAAATAATTACAGCTCTTAGGGTTGCGTGCGATACCTTCCGCTTTCACTGTCTCTCCAAACAAACAGCGAATATTGCTACCTTCTTTTAAACCACGACCTTCATAGACTATATGATAATGCGACATATACATATCTCCATTGTCTGACTTTAGTTCTTGGGTGTTATCATCGTCGCACCGGCAAACACCTATAGTTTCCCACGTATTATTTTCCGGCTTTACAATAACTTGTCCGTTAGAGTCATACTCAGGTTCTTCTTCTGCTAATACTTGTAATATGTGAGGAGAAAAATACATTACCATATATCAGATACATCTTTAATCACACTCAGACCGACAATTGCAGCAGTTTCCTCATTCAAGTCTATGCCATATTTCTTTAACAGAAGTTTAATATGAGATTTAATTGAATCAGCACTCCACGATGCAGAAAATCCATTCTCGTTTACCGACGTGGGATGGAGAATATTTTTCTCAATAAAGCCATCAATCAATACTCCGATTGACCTTTTATCATCAGTAGAAGCTTCCTTATCTGCACTAAATCCAAGGTCTAATGCAAAGTCAGAAGCCCCTACATCGGACATTTCGCCGATGTAGGAAAATCTCTGCTTTATGTAGTCTGCAATTGTCATTATGCTTCTACCGTCAATGAATAGATACCGTTAATCTCGGTAATGATAGGCAGTGACAACGATTGCGCCTTCGTAAACTCAACTCCATTGGAATTGTCTGTTTCACCCTTACCCCACTGAGAAATCCGAATTCTTCCATAATTGGAATAGGTTACACCAGGTTCTTGCCTCAATTCATTGTCTGCATAGGCATTTTTGATAACCCCTAACTTTCCAGCCGGGACAAATACCAAGTTCTTATCATTCCAGGGGGAATACTCACTTAATGTTCCGTTGTTTTGAATTCGGGTGATACGTCTGATGGGTTCAAAGATAGGGAAGCCATTCTGACGCATGAACTCGTTCATATTTGACATCAACAGTGGAGTAGAAGATTTATCTGTACCAAAAACAACCTGTTTCATCTTCTTATTTCTAAGAATATATGACAAGCGTTTGGGAGAGAGAAGAATTTTATCAAGTGTCACCTTCTCTTGAGAGGCGTCCAATATCATTTGAATGTCCTCAAAACAGTCCACATTGTTTTGATTATCGTCATTCCAATTCAAAGTTGCCGATGCTATATTCTCAGCAGGCATTTTGTGGTCTATAACGCCACGGACGCCACCCTCTGGATTGTTTTTCTCATCAAATGTAAAAACTCCTTTGTTAGACAAGGCGCCCAAGAATATAATATCCAGTTTAGACTGAACAGAATTTACAACTTTCCCGACATTATTCCACATCAGATTAATGAGTTGTTGCGTTTTCTGCTCATCCGTCAGCATACGAGAATCAAGTATTTGAAGGACTTTTCTGTATTCTTCAATCGGCATAGAATAACTCATCTGATGGGTCAGCACTTTTTGCTTTAATGTTTCCAAGCCGTCCGTTCCCATAATAGGCTCTTTCCCCTTAGAATCTAAAGTCGCAGCAGCCACACTCAAATTGTACTGCCCAATCAATTCTTCAAAGTTCAGCCCAATCGTAGGAGTATCCCAATCCAAATATTTCTCATAGATGTTTTGGTCGAACAATCTTTTACGTAACTCCGATGCCGTGTCTATGCGAACTTGCACTTGTTTTGTAAGTTCGCCAAAAATAGAACTATAAAATAATCCTGCCATAATTTACCTCCTTATTGTCTAATATACTTGATAGACGGGTTATTTTTCATGCTATATCCCACCAGCCAATCCTTTGGCATTGGATAAGCCACATCTTTCAAAATTAATACCTCATATCCTGCGGACACTGTTTGAAAGGACATGTTTTTCGTAAATACAAAGTCTGTTTCAACAACCGCATCCGGCAAATCTTCCCCAATACCAAGTACAGCTCCCGCAACAGCCGTTTCTGCGGCCGCAGCCAATGTTAGCACATCATAGTCCGCGTTACTTGAATCAATAGAATTTATTGCCTGTCCGCCTACGGTTTCAGACTTAACAGCAAAACTTCCTTTTTTAATCCGCGGTTTGGTCGTGGTACCGCCATTGATAACTTCCACCGCTTTGCAAATCTTACACTCCATTTTTGCAAAATCAAGTTTTATAGGAGTGCCTTTTTTAACTAAAGTGCCTTCCGGTAAATCTGTTGTAAGTTTGAAGTCTCCCGGAAGAACGCTGCACTCACCTCTCCAAAAAACGGGGAAATTCCCTTTGACCTTTTCTTTTTCAAATGTAATAGCCATAACTTTATTTTTTAATTAGCGTCCGGCAATTTTTCAGCCCATTCTTTAGCCAGTTCTTTGCCCTGGTCTTTAGGTGTAGACAAGGAGAATGCCGAACTTTTATCCTCCAAGCCTTTTGCGACCTCATTCTGTCTCACTTTAGAAAGATAGTCTGTAATCGCCACCTCGTCCATATCATCGGAGATAGCAAATCCTTCTTCTATTCTCTCTTTCGAGATTTTGAGTTCTTTTGCTTTTGAAAGAATCAGATTGTTTCTTGCGGCACGCGCTTGTTCTGTTTTTGCATTTTGATTTTCAGTCATAAGTTTACTGATTTTATCTTCCTGCTCTTGCTTGTACCTTGTAAACCACTCTGGCTCCTCATTGGTTGGTTGCTGTTGGTCGCCCCCACCACCCTTTGCTTTCATTTCTTCCAATTCCTTCTTGTAGGTAGCGCCTTCTGTACGCAGCCTATCAAAATTACTTTGGTAAGATTTCAGCATACCTTCTTGCCCCTTTACTATAGTTGCAAGGTTATCATCGGTTATTAATCCCATAGCGTCAAGCGATGATGCTACTGATTGAAGAATCTCATCAGACAAACCCAGTTTTGAAAAATCCTGTTTAAGTTGATTAAAAATTTTCTCTTTCATACTTAGTTTTTTAAATCCAGCATAAAAGTATTGATTAGCAAATGATAGGGGAAATTTATAGAGAGTCTAAAACGAACAATTGGCAAAAGGTTTGTTTTTACCTGCAAAAGGGAGTTTATTTCTCCCTTTTTTCTTGTTCAAGTCCTTTCTTCTGAGACATTATTCGTTCAATCTCTTCCTGGGGAGTGTCAGTAAGAGCAAGCATCTTAACAGCCTGTTCAAGCGATATAATCCCATCTTGATAGGCTTTCCCTACCGCCGCCCATTTTTCCTGTACATCTTCATTAAATGGTTCTGCAAATTCGTGTTCTATGCGTAGTTTTGCTAATTTTTCCCTAAGCTGAATATGGGTGACATTCATCATAATGGCGAGAATGAGATTTTTTTCTCTGTCAACCAATATATCATATATTTCCTTTAAATTATCCCTCTTGATAAATCCCAATATCATAGCACGTTTCAACGCTTCTCCTGATAAAGTACCCAACCCTTTCATATTCTCAAAAGAAAAATCAGGAGTAAATGAATCAAAGAGAATCGAAGAATTCAAATCCTGCTTTTCGCTTTCTTTCATGGAAGAATATTCAGGCGGAGCCATATAATCAATCTGGCTTGTTTCTTTATTTGTCAATTGAATAACCTGGCCTACCGTATCTGGGTCGGCCAAAGAACTAATAACATCTGTGGTAGCCTTTATTTTAGGGTCAGCAAAATAATTATTGGTATCAGCAGCTTTAGAATCAATCATTTCCTCTCGGTCACATCTTCTTTCAGTGCCTGCCCAAGCTTTATCTTGGCGATAATAAATCACATTGATTTTTCCGGTAGGGTTTTCAACTGGAGTTACATTCCATCCGATATTACCCCGCTTGCATCGAAATATAAAATTTGGAGTTTGTATATCAAAATGTTCTATTGTTCTATCTCCCTCTTTCAAGAAGTAACCATAACCAAAAGCTATCATGTTTTCATATTGGTCAAACAAAGGTCTCAGGGTATAGCCTTTTGATTTGGATATAACGAGCACCTTTACGGCGGGCTTTCCACCATCATTATAAATATGATACACTTTAGCACTTTCGGTTTCAGCCCCCGCCAATCTTTTAGCTTGCCGCATGGTAGTATTAAACCTTGTATCTTTTAAAAACTGCATATAAGCATCAAAAGCTTCATCCTTGCCCTCTATGTCCAAAGAAGGCTTCCATGATATAGGATTTCCCAACAAGAAGAACAACTCCACCTCATTTATGTACACTTGTCTACGTCGGGGAAGTCTTTCAACTTTATAGGGCTGCTTGTTCTTTCTTGGCTTATCAGGACGCTTCATTACATCATGAAGTTCTGGAGTATATTCCTTTATGGCATCAGATACGTACGTATCACGATTTTGCATAACAGATTGTACACGGGAAATATCCTTATTTTGAATAAGTTTCATCAAATCGCGTTCAACCCCTACAGCGTTTAGGGTCTTGTTACGGATAACATTGAATATTGCTTCTATAAAATTCATATCATCAATTTTAGTATAGTCCTAAATCATCTTTATCATATTGTTTAGAAAGTAAAACCTTCCCCATTATCTTGCCAATCGTCCAGTAACGGGCAGCGTCAATCAAATGGTTATAGGCATCAATAGGTGCATTTATGAATTTACCATCCTTATTCTGTTCATATACATAATTTTTCAGTTCCTTAATGAGATTAACAGAACGTTTAGTCACGCAAAGCTTATATTCCATCATCTTAAACAGACCGCCCATGACTGAACCTTTGTACTTATCCGCTGGATAAATCACAATACCTGCATTAGAAATTTCTTGAATAAGTCTCGGATCTGCACTATCTGCATATACGAATAATCCTAAAGGCTTCAACACATCTATTATTTCACTTGTTAACATGTGGGTTTGATAACACAATTCATCAAGATACATGCAATCGTCTACTATACCACATCTTACCACCGCTGTAGGGTCAGCGCTATATCCAAAGTCCAATCCAGCTCCAACATGTTTAGCGTAAGTAGGAAATTCATCCACTATTTCAAAATCCGGGAATACAAGTCCTTCTGCCATAGCTTGCAATCCCAAACCGTACACAGTCCATAGCACTTTATTCTTATACTGGAGAGACTCTATCTCGTCTATAATAGTTTGCTCCAAAAAAGGATTATCCTTATAAGTAGAGATAAAATGAAAAGTCCGTGAATCTTTATTCAAATCACATAACCAATGCTCATCTGAAAAAGATGGATTATAATCTATAACTGAAAAGTCAGTAGTACGCATCACCAATTGTTGCCATTCGAGAAAGGAGATTTCATTGCCTTCATTACAATACAAAATATTACGTTTTCTTCCCCGTATCTTCTGTTCATCATCAGTTGAGAAGAATTCGCAAAAAGAACCATTAGGAAACGTATATACCATATCAGATTTGTTCATACAACGATTATCCCACATCTGGAATTTATCCTGCATTATTTCCTTAAAGTCGCGGAATACTGACCCCTTTAGCGATGGTAACGTTTTACGTACAATGGAAAGAGAGGTCTTAGGATGTTGGAGTATATATATTAAAAGATATATCAGTATATTATAGGTTTTGGAACTTCTTGAACTTCCTTGTGCAGAAACGACTTTATATCCTGCCCTTATCGCGCTATCAACTGTTGCATATATCTTAGTTGTCTGTATCAGCATCAACAATATCCTCCCTTCTATCTATTATCTGAATTGTTATAGAATCACGTTTGCTTTTCTCTGCAATATCTTTCTGTTCAGATGTATCCCAACCCAACAATTTCGACAACTTCTCTATTGCATCAATCTTGTTATATAGTTTTAGTTCATAGCCCTTATCTGTACTTTTTACAGAAAGGATGGCTCTTTGAACACTAATAGGCAAAGTAGCTACATCCCTTACCACTATGGTAGTAAACATCTCATTAGACTTGATTTCAAGAGCATCAACAATATTCGCCCTCGCAATATCCGCCAGAATGCCTACTGCTTCATCTTTTGTAATATCTGACCGGCGTTGCATTTCAGAGCGCAATTCACTTATCCTTAGGGCAACCTTAGGGTTATTAGCCAACCTGGATGATTCTACCCAAATCGTATTATCAGATTTACCCTTACATGAATAAGCACGACGATAAGCGTCAGAAGCATTTCCACTTTCAACGTAATAATTGCAAAATTTTTCTTGCTTGATTGAGAGACTCATCCTATAATTCCTATATTCATTTACTTCAAAGATAATCATAGTATAAGGAATCAAGGAATAATCAAGTTACCGATAACAAACAATTAAGGAAAGGTTCGTTATTTGCCCGAAAATACTCAGAATTATCCAAGACCATCACCCTCTTTTAGCCGGTTCAGTATCTCATTATAGATAATGTTAACATCGCTTCTGAAATACTTGTATTGCTGATACAAGAAAGCCACATCCGCTATATTGTTTGAGATTGTACAAGGTCTTACTTTTGGAAATACATTTTCAAGAGCCTTTCGTACACCATTGGGGATACGTCCACCTGCCAATACACTCGGAACAAATAAAAAGAGGACAATAAACAAGAACTCTTTTCTTTGAATTATTCTTCCACGAGACGGTAAACCTATTACGCACAATACCTCTTTAAACATGTCATATATAGTCGGTATAAGTTCAAGATTCGTTAATCGAGGTTTTACCAATTCAGCCTCTCTTTCCGAGAGTCTTGACTTCTGCTCTCGTATATTCTTTATCTCAGCAATTGAAGAAAATTCCTTTGTCAGATACAT